GCGCGCCGCACGTCGATCTTGGCCGAGGTCGGCGAGGTCACCTCGACGATCACGCCCCAGCCGGGCTCCGAGGCGCCGTGCGCGAGGCGCACCGATCGGCCGACGTCGGTCGCCGCGAACGGGCTGTGGCCGGCGGCCGTGAGGGTGACGCCGAGCCCCGTGGTGGCCGACGCCGCCAGCGTCTTCGCCGCATCGAGGTTCTCGTCCTGCCACGGGCCGTCGTCGAACGCGACCTCGACGAGCGACCATGCGGTGTGGCCGAAACGGGCGAGCTTCGCCACCGGATGGCCGGCGTGACACACATACATGACATCGGCCGACTGCGCCGTCTGGATACGACCAAGGTCCGAAGCGGCGTAAGGGGTCGCCAGCTCGAGCGGCACGTCATCGAGGATCGCCACGTCGTCGAGCTGGATCGTCTTGGCCGACTTGTGCAGGAACTGCACGTAGAACGGGCTCGACGGCGGGGTGAACGCGACGAGGTGCCGGCCGGCGGCGAAAGCCGTGTCGGCCACGACCTCGGCTCCGGTCGAGGACGTTCCGATACGGACCAAGAGCGCGTCCCCGGCCGCGCCGATCACGCGGAAGGCGAGCACGTGCTCCTGGCCGGCATCCGTGGTCGCCACGTCCTGCTCCGCGTGGGCGAAATTGGTGCCGTTCGAGACGAGGGAGAGCCTTCCGTTGGTCCCGTCGTGCGACAGGTTCGAGCCGGCGCCGGAGCGGTCGTCCCAATCGCCGATGCCCGCGTCGAACCCGCCATTCGCGATCGTCGCGCCGGTCGGCCCGACCTCGATCCGTCCCTGGTCGCGGTAGAAGCGGACATTGAGATCGCCCGCCTCGATGACGTAGGCCTGTTCGGTCGAGAACTCGAACCGCAAGAGGCGGGCGCGGACCGTCGAATCGCGCGTCTCGGCGACGAAGCGCGTGCCGGGACGGCGCATGATGCCGCCCTGGGGCAGCGCGATCATGTTCTCGCAGACGGCGGCCGCGGCCGCATACTTGGCGAAATCCACCCGCGCCGCCATGCGCGGGCCGATCTCGCCCGCGTTGAACGCGGGCTGCAGGGGGTTGACGCGGGCCACGGTCAGCGCACCGTGACCCAGCTGCCGGGCGGCAGGGATTCGGGGTGGTCCTCGAGCGCGTCGGTGCTCTTGGCGCGCGCGAGCGCCTCGCGGAACGAATCCGCCATGCTCTCGCGGAGCGCGTTCGATTGGGCGATCGGCACGGCGACGTCGCGCGCGAGCAGAAGGGCGAGCGCCTCGCGGAAGTCGGCCGGCATCTCGTTCACGTCGGTGACGACGCGGACATAGCGCAGGTAGAGCTCGCCGGCGGAAGCACGAAGCTTGCGCCCCTCGATGCGATACTCGACGGCGCCCGCGCCCGCGTCGTTGTCGTGCACCGACACCGTGCGCACCCAGTCGCTCGGCAGCTGGTATTCGTGGGCGAAGCCGAACTCCGGCGTCGTCGCGAGTTGGGCGAGCTTCGCGCGCACGGTAGCGAAGTTCCAGGTATGGCTGCGCAGCAGATCGTCGCGCAGCTTGGGGTACAGCTCGCCGCACAAATTGGCGTTCTTCGAGCCCTCGTCGAGCGCGACGATGCGGCTTGCCCCGATCTTGACGAGCGCCGAGTTGCAGATTCCGACTTCCGATGCCATTTCAGACAACCCGAGCGTCGCGCCCGACGATGGCGCCCGAGCCGTGGAGCGCGCGGTACAGCTTCGCGAGCTCCGCCTGGATCTTCGGCGAGCGGTACTCGCCGCGCCGCCGCGGGTCGTCGTCGAATTGCAAGGCGTGCAGCTCGTCGAGCCGCGCGCGCACGCCGTCCTTGTCCGTCGGGTTGGCGGCGGCGTAGAGGCGCCGCGCAATTTCGGCGACCGCCCGCACCATCGAAGGATCGTCCCCGAGGCCGGAGCGTCCGATGGCCTCGATCAGCTCGGGCGAGGCCACCTCGGCGACCAGCCGCTTGGCGAATCCGATATTGGCGTCGTACTGCGCGCCCCATTCGCGCTTGAGCGACTCGAGAGCGGGCGCGGCCTCATTTTCGGCGGCGGGCGGCGGGTCGGATGCGGCCGGGGGAGCCTGGTCGGGCGGCGTTTCCGGCGCCGTGCCGGGTGCGATGGGTGCTTGGTCGTCGGGCATGAAAAGCATCTCCGGTTCTGGGATTGAAATTGACCGGGCGGGGCAGCCGACCCGCCCCGCCCGGTGAGCGCCGCGACGGATCAGTCGGTGTCGGCCACCGTCGCCCCGAGCAGGTCGTCCGAGATGTCGACCGCCGTGCCGTCGTTCGACAGCACGACGTGCAGCGACACGTCGGCGATGCCCGCGGCGAGGTTGTCTTCGTCGGTGGCCTGATAGACCCAGACGAGGTCGCCGACGGCGAGCTCCGCCACCTTGGCGTTGAAGTAGCCAGCGGTATCCACCGTCGCCGGGGTGTCCTCGGTGACGTAGTGCCACACCTTGAGCGGGTGCTTGCCCCCGACATACGACCCGAGGGCCATGTAGGCGTCTTTGTAGGCCATGTTGCGTGCTCCTTGGGCTTACGGGATGGCGATGGTGTCGTTGACGCGGAGCTCGACGACGCCGGTCGCGTCGATGAGGGCCGCGCCCCCGCTCATCATGTGGTTGACGAAGTACGCGGCGCGGTCGCCGTGCCAGGTGATGTCGGCGGTGATCTGCGTGCCGCTCGCGTAGCCGAGGGCGGAGCGGTGGTAGACCATGTTGCGCGCCTGGGTCGTGCCCTTGCCGGGCAGACCGGTGTGGACCATCCAGTGGATGCCCATCCAGGTGCGCGGCTGGGCGCCCGTGAGGAACGGCAGGTCCTTGCCGACGAAATCGGCGTCGGCGAACTCCGGCACGGTCATCGCGATCGACCACGAGCGCGGCGTCAACAGGCCGAACCGGTGCCCGTCGCGCGGCACGTCGTTGTCGTCGAGCTTCTCGGACGCCTGCAAGAGAAGCCCGCGCGTGATCGCGGTCGAGAAATCGCCGACCGAAACGGTCGTCGCGTCGGCCGCCGTGAGGATCTGCTCGTCGGCCTTGCGGCCGAGCGCCCAGGCCCCGCCGTTGGCGATCGCCTCGCGCTCGTCGTGCTCGGCCTTGTTCTCGTCAAGCCGGTCGACCCAATCGCCGGCGTAGAAATCGGCCAGGGTGCATTCGACGGCGTTGTGGCTCTGGTTCATCGGCGTGATCGCGCCGTGCCTCGCCTTGGTCGTCGCCGCGCCCTTGCCGATGATCTGGAACGTGGTGGACGAGCCCACCACGCCGGTCTGGCGGCGGACGGTGGATAACAGGAAGGACCCGCGCCGCTGGAAGGTCTCGTGAACCTCGCGCTCGTATTGGCGGACGAAGCTCTCATCGATCGAAGTGCTCATCGCTCCTTCTCCGATTGGACGTTGGGGTGAGCACGCCGCGTGGTGGGCCGGTCGGGGCGGCGCGGTGGGCCCTCGGCGGCAAGCACCGTGAGGGGTCGCGACGCGGCGACGAACGGGACACTTGGTGTGCGGTGAAATCGGGCCCGAGGGTCGCGACGGTCGCGCGGTGGGCCTTGGGCCGGCGTTCTTTGCTTACCCCCCTCCCCAACCCTCCCCCTCAAGGGGGGAGGGGGTTTAGGTGTACGTCCCCGCCCCCCTTGAGGGGGCGGGACAGGGTGGGGGGTTGATCAGCGGATCACGCGCGCCTTCCGTCGGCGCCGACGATCGGCGCGTCGCCGTGCAGCGAGCGGTACAGCTCCTTCAGTTCGGCCTGGACCTCCTGCGACCGGTAGCGCTCGCGCTGGGCCGGGTCGTCGGCGAACTGCCAGGAGTGGATTTCGTCGAGCCGTTCCTTGGCCGAGGCGCCGGCACCCCCCGCCCCGCCCAAGTGAACCTCGTCCTCCGCGAGCGCGCGGCCCACCGAAGCGGCGAACCGGACGAAGGACGGCAGCGAACCGAGCACGGTACCGCCTTCGAGCGCGAGGTCGAGGAGCTCGTTCGGATCGCCCCGGTGGAAGCGCGCCACGGCGCGCGCGGCGAGCGCGCGGTTGCGCTCGAACTCGGCGCCCCATTGTCGCCGGAGCTGGGATTCTGCCGCCTCGCGCGCGCCGTTGTCGGCGGCTTGGCGCGCCTCGCGAGAGGCTTCGGCAAGGCAGTTCCATCCCTCGTTCAACTGTTCGGCTTGGGTCGGCGTGACGCCGGCGGCGTGGAACAGGCGCGCGATCTCCGCCTGGAAGGCGCGGTCGGCGTCGTTCGGTGCGGCGCCTTCCGGTGCGCGGAACGCGTAGCCGTCGGGCGAATCCGGCACGCCGAGCCGGCGGCGGAACGCGGCGATGTCTTCGGAAGAAGCCTCCTCGCCCGGAACGACCACGGCGTTCGACAGCTTCTGGCGCAGATCGAAGGCGGCCTTGACCGCATCGCCCGGGCCCGCGAACCGGCCGGCGAATTCGCGGAGCCGCGAATCGACGATGGCCTCGCGCCAGTCGGGCGCGGCGGCGCCCTCGCCCGCCGCAAGTTCGGCTTCGGTCTCTGCCATGCGTGTCATCCCCGTTCGTCATCCCGTGCGGGCGGCGCAGTCAAGGTCACCAGGATGCGAAGCCCGATATTGCGTTCGCCGTCGCGGAAATAGGTTTCGTGCGGGTCGCCCGGCGCGGCGACGCGCTGGTACATGCGCGTCCACTCGAAGATCTGCCACAGGACGCGGTTGCCCTGCTCCGGCGTCGAGTGACCCAGGAACACGGCGCGGAAGTCGCGGTAGCGGTCGGGTTCGCCGTAGCGCTCGCCGAGCCGCGCCTTGATCAGCGAATCGAAGAACGCGATCGGATCGGGCGGCGCCGGACGGCGACGGAACAGCCGCATCACTTGCCCGCCTGCGCGGCCGAAGCCGCTTCGTCGCGGCGAAGGCCCGCCCCGGCGCGGCCAAGCCCTTCGGCGATCTCGACCGCCTGGCCCGCGCCTTGCAAGAGTTCCACAAGCTGCTGGCCACGCAGCCGCGCCTCGCGCATCTCGAACACCTCGCGCTGCGGACGCAGCCAGCCGCGCGGTAGCGCGAAGATATCGGGCAG